TGAAGCTGCTGATATTACCTATGACGTAACTGATACTGATTTAATTACAGCAATTACAGGTATTAGTTCACTTTACAAGTATGAATTAAAAGGAAATTCAACTTTTGTACAAAACATTAACAGTTCTAGAGAAAACGGAACTACATTCTTTGAACAAGTATTAACACTTGAATTAAAAGCACAAGATGCTGCTACTACAAAAGAAATTAAGCTACTTTCTTATTCAAGGCCTCACGTTGTGGTGGAGACTAATAACGGTCAATACTTCATCGCAGGATTATTGAGAGGTATGGACGTTACAGGGGGTACTATCGAGAATGGTACGGCACTTTCTGACTATAATGGATATAAAATTACACTATCCGGGCAAGAAAAAACACCTGCTAATCACTTAGATTGTGCAACAGAAGCTGCTTTAGCTACGTTATTCGCTTCTGCTACTATTGTAACTTCATAATTACATCATAATTTGTTTTTAGCCCTCACTTTAATTAGTGGGGGTTTTTTTGTTCTGTAAGTTTTAATATTGCTTCACAATCATTTTCACATTCATTTCTATTGTTTATAAGCATAGAGAATAAGCCTTTTATAGTTTCATCTATATTGGTATCAATAAAATCAGTTAAATCAAACCATTCATTTTTAACTCTAACGTGATTTAATGCACGATGTAGGTAGCTTTCATAATCTCCATCAAAAACATAAACATCTTCTATTAATGGATTAGCAGTTTGTAATTGATATAACCTATCTTTAAATCTTTTTGATTTACCAATCTTAATAAGGTTAAATCCTTTCATTGTTAAAATATACGTTTTCATAATCATTTGTTTAGAAACATTTTAAAGCATAACTTATAGCTTTGTATAACTTGTCTTTCTTTCTTTCACTATTAGATAAATCGTTATACATTTGGTTTTTTAACCATTTCAAATAACTATAATCTTTTACATCTGAAAGTTTAACACCTCTATATTTACCAAAATTAAGTATAGTTTCGTTATATAAATCAATAGTCTTTTTAATTGTTTTAACTTGTTTTAACCTACTTTCAAAGTTATAAGTTTTACCATTTTCAAACATATATAAAATATCATTAACTTGATTCTGTTTTAAATTATACCATTCTAAATCAACTTTAGAATTTATATACAATTTATGCAAGTCTTTCTCTTTTATCTTATCTGTATAGTCTATTAAATTGATATTTGGATTAGCGGTTTTAAGTTGTTTTAGCCTTTGATTTGGGTTTATTGATTTACCTATTTTATAATAAACTCCATCAGTCATTAAATAGCAATATTCTGTTTTCATAATCATTTGTTTTGAGCAAATATATAAAATAAAAACAAAATAACAACATTTAGGTTTATTAAGTATGATAGTATTAACAACATCAACAAGTTCACAAAGTATAAATGTAATTACTAGAGGTAATGCAGTACCTACGGTGTTACTATTAACAGATGAAGAAACGAATACAACTGAAAGTATTACAATAGAAAGCTATACAAGTGGTGACTATTACGATACTTTAACAGCTACATTTGCTTTAAAAGAGGGTAGGTTTTACACGTTAAAACTACAAAACTACGATAATGATAACTACTTACAAGCAAATGATTTTAGTTTCATTTTAACAAGCCAAAACGATAAACTACAAATTAACGGATATACAGGTACAACTGAAGTGCTACATTATGCAAAGGTATTTTGTACCGACCAAACAGGAGAGTATTCAGTTAATGATGGAGTATATCAACAAAAAAATAATACAAACGACTTTATATATTTATAATTTATAATGGATAATTTAAAGATTTTCAATCTAGCAGAGCATAAAAGACCTGAAATAATTGAGGACAAAAGAAAAGATTGGGTAACATGGGGAGATGAAAATAGCTACTTTAGTTACTTAATGGATAGGTATAAAAATAGTGCTACAAATAACAGTATTATTAACTCTATTGTTAGATTAATGTACGGTAAAGGATTGAGTGCTAAAGATGCACAAAGAAAGCCTAACGAATACGCTAGTTTAATGTCTATCTTTGGTAAAAAAGATGTTAAACAATTATGTTTAGATTTAAAGCTATTCGGTAAATGTGCTATCCAGGTACATTATTCTAAAGATAGAAAGTTAGTTAAGAAAGCATATCATATTCCTGTTAATTTATTAGCACCTGAAAAGTGTAATGAAGATGGAGATGTAGAAGCATATTACTTTAGTGATAATTGGGAGGATACAAGAAACTACGAGCCTAAAAGAATACCTGCGTTTGGTACTTCAAGTGAAAGTGTTGAGGTGTTGTATATACAACCTTATTCAGCAGGTATGAAATACTTTGCTCACGTAGATTATCAAGGAGGTGTTGATTACACATTATTAGAAGAAGAAATTAGCGATTATCTAATTAACGAGGTACAAAATGGATTTAGTGGTACTAAGGTTATTAATGTAAATAATGGAGTGCCTACTGAAGAGCAACAAAGTTTTATAAATGCTAAAATCAAACAAACTTTAACAGGGTCAAAAGGACAAAAGGTAATAGTTTCATTTAATGACAATAAAGATACAGCTATTACAGTTGATGATATTCCTTTAAATGATGCACCTGAACATTACCAATATTTAAGTGAAGAGTGTATGCGTAAAATAATGCTATCACATTCTGTAACAAGTCCACTTATTTTTGGTATTGCTACATCAACAGGATTTAGTTCAAATGCAGATGAATTGCAAAACTCTTTCAATCTTTTTGATAATATGGTAATTAAGCCATTTCAAGAGATGTTGTTAGATGCTTTTGATACTATTTTAGAATACAATGGTGTATCTTTAGACTTATATTTTAAAACTTTAAATCCATTTGAGGGGGAAAAGTCAGAAGAGCCTACACAACTAAGCAAACAATTTAATTTAGAGGATTACTTAAACGAGATTGGGGAGGATATTCCTGAAGGCTACATAGTGATAGATGAAAGAGATGTTGAAGAGGTTGAAGATGAAGATGTTTTAAATGCTTATTTAGAAGAATTAGAAGCTGAATTAACTAAAGAAGAGCCTACCTTGATGTCTAAGGTTTGGAACTTTGTAAGTACAGGAACGGCACGACCAACAGCAAGAAGTAAGCAAGATAAACAAGTAAAGGATAAGTTTTTTAAAGTTCGTTATAAATATACTGGAAATAAAACACCTGAAAGAGCATTTTGCAAGGCTATGATGAACGCAGGTAAGTTATACCGTAAAGAAGATATTGATAAAATGGAGTTCATGGAAGTTAATCCGGGATTTGGGGAGTTTGGAAAAGACAAATATAATATTTTTAAGTATAAAGGAGGTCCTAGATGTCATCATAAATTTCAAAGAGTTACTATGATGGTCGACTTGAATGAGGATGACCCACAATGGAAAAAGATAGGAACTAGAGCAGCAGAGATTAAAGGTTTTAAGGTTACTAATCCGTTTGAGGTTAGTGTTTACCCTAACAACTTACCTTTAAAAGGTTTTAGCCCTAACAATAAGAATTTACCAAAAGACGTTAAATAATGGCAGAAGTATTATTAATAGAAAGAGCAGACATTGTTAAGTATACACCACTAGATGGGAATACTGATACTGATAAATTTATTCAGTTCATTAAGATTGCTCAAGATATACACATTCAAAACTACTTAGGTACTGATTTACTTAATAGGTTAAAATCAGATATTGAAGCAGGTACATTATCAGGTGTTTATTTAGACTTATTAAACAACTATGTTAAGCAAATGCTTATTCATTGGGCAATGGTTGAATATTTGCCTTTTAGTGCTTATACAGTAGCTAACAAAGGAGTATTTAAGCATACAGCAGAAAGTTCTGAAACGGTACAAAAGAATGAAGTAGATTTTTTAATTGAAAAACAAAGGATAACAGCAGAGAACTATAGCCAAAGATTCGTAGATTATATGAGTTTTAACTCAAGTTCTTTTCCTGAATATCACACTAATTCAGGTGCAGATGTTTATCCAATTAGTAACACAAATATAGGAGGTTGGTATTTATGAGAGATAGGTATAAAATGAAGGCTAAAGACGTTAAGAAATTGCAAGAATATGCAATTAAGTTAATGCAACAAAAATACAATAAAAAGGTTAATTAATTATGTGGGGAGAAGCAGTATATAATCTAATTGGATTTGGCAAACAGTCAGATGACGGAGATAATATAGTAGATGAAAATAGTGGATTCCTACTATTAGATGAAGCAGATGGTACTGCAATAACAGAAGATTTAAGTGTGAACTGGGGAGGTTTCGGTTTAGCTTACGATAATTCATGGTTTGGACAAACAAAATACGAAAGATAAAAAATGGCAACAAAGAAAATA